ATTAAATTCTATCAAGCTAGTACTAGCGAAATGTTTGGTTCTAATTATACATTAAAAGATGACAAAAAGTATCAGAACGAGAATACCGATTTTTCTCCACAAAGTCCTTATGCTGTAGCTAAAGTTGCTGCACATCAAATGGTAAAACTATATAGAGAAAGTTATGGCCTATACGCCTGTAGTGGAATTTTATTTAATCATGAAAGTCCGAAACGAGGTGAAAATTTTGTAACTAGAAAAATTACTAAATATATAGGTCAGTTAATTAACGGAAAAGTAGATGGTAAATTGAAACTTGGTAATATAGACTCTTGTAGAGATTGGGGACACGCTAAAGACCACGTAGAAGCCATGAGGATGATGTTAAATCAAGAAAAAGCTCAAGATTATGTAATAGCAACAGGTGAGACGCATAGCGTTAAAGATTTCTTGCAAGCATCTTTTGATTCTGTAGGGTTAAATTATCAAGACCATCTAGAGATAGATCCTGACCTATATCGTCCAGCAGAAGTAGATTATTTGCTGGGTGATGCAAGTAAAGCCAAAAAAGAATTAGGTTGGACCCCACAGATAACATTTAATAAATTAGTTAAAGAAATGGTAACATCAGACATTAGGCTGTATAGCGATGAGAAACTTTCAAGATCCTTTGTATAAAGATTTTCGTAGAAAAGTTTTAGCAAGGGACAAAAGAAAATGCCAATGGCATGGATGTAATAGTAAGAAGAAGTTAAACGTTCACCACATAAAAACCTGGGCACAGTGTCCTGGCTTAAGATATGATACTAATAATGGAATAACATTATGTAGAGCTCACCACGACATGATTAAAGGTGTAGAACATCTTTATGAAGCTGTTTTCTTTAAAATAGTAGCCGACAACCATGGAAGAAAATGAATTTAAAATAATAGTTGACACTAGAGAGCAACAACCCTGGCATTTTAAACACTACGCTACGGCAGTTAGCAAGGTAGATACCGGAGACTATACTGTTGAGGGATTAGAAAAAATAGTGACTATAGAACGCAAAAAAAGCGTAAATGAATTTGCTAATAACATAACAGAAAAACGATTTAAAGATTGGGTAGGAAGATTATCTGAAATTGAATTTCCTTTTATATTACTAGAGTTTGGCCTGACAGATATATTAAATTACCCCATAGGTTCTAATATTCCTAAGAGGATGTGGAATAAAATCAAAATTCGACCGAATTATATAATTAAGAATTTACTTGAGTTAAATTTGAATTATAATATTAATGTACTGCTATGTGACAATCACAGAAATGCTGAACACCTAGCAGAACAAATTTTTAAAAGGGTTTACTATATAGATAAAAACAGGAGAAGTGATAATGATAAGACTTGAAAATCCGGTTAGTATACAACGACCAGCATACACTGACCAGAGGACTAACAAGGTGGTAACACCAGAACCATTCATAGCCCAAGATTTGTCTGTGGTATTTTATGACCAAGAATCTAATAAAATATTAGGTGCTCAGATTCAGGGGTTTCAAAATCATCTAACCCTTTATGGGGGTGAAGATTATGATGCTCTGGGAGATAATAGGTCTTTGTCTGCAATGAGCCAAAAGGTCAGAGAAATGATTGGACCTGATCCCAAATCTTTTCTAGAAGGGTTGTTTCCTCCCACACTAGAATCTGTACCAAATGGTGCAGGATCTATTTTATCTGGAATGATTAGTGCTATGGGTATTAAGAGTACTCCCAATTGTAGTTGTAGACGACATGCAATTGAAATGAATACTAACGGTCCAGAATGGTGCGAAGAAAATATGGGTACCATTTTAAATTGGTTACAGGAAGAAAGTGATAAAAGAAAACTTCCTTTTATTAGATCTGTTGCTAAGTTAATGGTTCAAAGAGCTATTAATAGATCTCGTAGATTACTAGCTAAAGAACAAAAGAATGGCTGATAATTCAACTTATGATGATGCGTGGTTAGGTCTAGGCAATCTTGATCAAATCAAGATAGACCATAATCCTATGATCAATAGGACCAAGGATGATATAGAGAAACCAGATGTGCATCTCATGAGATTGGTTAGAGATCCTGATTATTTAGCTTCTACTGTTAAGTTATTATTTAATATTCAGCTTCATCCTATTCAGGTTGCAATCTTGCAAGAATTCTGGCTTCGTCCATTTCCTATGTTTGTAGCTAGTCGTGGATTTGGTAAGTCTTTTTTAATGAGTCTCTATTGTATATTAAAATGTACATTTAATCCTGGTACTAAGATCGTAGTAGTTGGTGCTGCTTTTAGACAGAGTAAAATTATATTTGAGTACATGGAAACGATATGGAGAAATAGCCCAATACTTCGTAGTATTTTTAGCGGTAATGAAGATGGCCCTAGAAGAGACGTAGACAGATGTACTATTAGATTAGGAGACAGTTGGACTATTGCTGTACCTATGGGTGACGGTAGTAAAATCAGAGGTCTAAGAGCACATATTATTATTGCTGACGAATTTGCTTCTATATCTCCTGATATTTATGAGACTGTTGTTGCTGGTTTTGCTGCTGTTAGTGCTACTCCTATTGAGAATGTAAAATTTCAAGCCAAAAAGAAAGCTATGATAGAAGCTGGAGTTTGGAATGAAGATCTTGAAAATCTATCGAATACAAAAAGCAATCAAGCTATTATCACAGGAACAGCAGATTATGGTTTTAAGCATTTTGCCCAGTATTGGAAAAGGTACAAATCTATCATTGAAACAGGTGGAGATACGCATAAACTGGAAGAAATTTTTAAGGGGGAAGTCCCTGAAAATTTTAACTGGAGAGACTATAGTATTATTAGAGTGCCGTACGAGCTGATACCTAAGGGGTTTATGGACGACAAACAAGTTGCAAGAGCCAAGGCTACTATTCATACAGGAATATATAATATGGAGTATGCTGCTTGTTTTGTAAGTGATAGTGACGGATTCTTTAAAAGAAGTTTGATAGAAGCATGTGTTGCAAATGATGAAAACCCTATAACGATTAATGAAGAAAAAATAGTTTTCGATGCAGTCACGCAAGGAAAATCAGATAGGCAATATGTATATGGAATTGACCCAGCGTCGGAAAAAGATAATTTCAGTATTGTGGTATTAGAGATTCATCCCACACACAGCCGAATAGTTTATGTATGGACTACCAATAGGGTAAATTTTAAAGATCGACAAAAAACAGGGTTAGTAGAAGAATATGACTACTATAGTTTTTGTGCTAGGAAGATACGTAATCTAATGAAAGTTTTTCCAGCCACACTGATAGGATTAGATGCTCAAGGAGGAGGAATTGCTATAGAAGAAGCTTTGCACGATCCCAACAATCTACAAGATGGAGAAAATTTAATACTACCCATTATAGACCCAAAGAAAAGAAAAGACACGGACGATCAAGCAGGTTTGCATATTTTAGATATGGTACAGTTTGCCAAGGCTGATTGGATAGCACAAGCCAATCACGGATTAAGAAAAGACTTAGAAGATAAAGTTCTATTATTTCCTAGATTTGATAACTTAACATTAGGCTTAGCTTTGGAAAAAGAAGGCACAAATGTTATTGACTCTTCTCTAGAGAACTTATATGATAATACTAGCGACTGTATTTTAGAGATAGAAGAATTAAAAAATGAATTAACTACCATAGTAATGACACAAACTAGTACAGGACCTAATGCTAGAGATAGATGGGATACTCCAGAAGTTAAGCTGCAAAATGGTAAGAAGGGAAGACTAAGAAAAGATAGATACAGTTCTTTATTAATAGCTAATATGATGTCTAGAACTGTTAAGCGTCCAGAAAATACTCCTAAGTTTGATAATATTGGAGGAAATCTTAGAGATATAGGCAAGCAAAGTGGAGATATGTATAAAGGACCAGAATGGTTTACTTCGTCAGTAAATAGCGAAGATATTTATCTTGGTGTATATAGAAAATAATCAATCGTATTGCAATACCATTAGAATCTTATTATAATAAATTATGACAGACAAAGACAAAAATCAGAACGACGTAATCAAAGACGCTAAACCTGAACCAGAGGAAGCGTATGTTTTCTGGGATAACGACGCTACTAGCAGAGAAAAAGCTATGAAAGCTTCTGGCGAAGCTTTAGAAGAATATGGCATGGTTCATTCTGCTAAGGCTGGTAGATTTCGTTCAGACTTCTCTGGACTAGATACATCAACAGATGGTAGACCTGGTTTAACTCGTAGTGATTATGACTATTTTAGGGAACACGAAAAAGTTCCTACGAAGATTAAAAACATTTTAGGTAAAACCGATGATATTTATCAAAGGGTGGGTTTAGTCAAAAACGTTATTGATCTTATGGGAGATTTTGCAAGTCAGGGGATTAGACTTGTTCATAAAGTAAAGAAAACAGAAAGATTTTATCAGGAGTGGTTTAGAAGAATTAATGGCAAAGATAGAAGTGAGAGATTTTTAAATAACCTGTATAAGAGTGGCAATATTGTCATAAATAGACAGGCTGGAAAATTAAGTACTAAATCTATCCAACAAATGTATGCTGCCAACGCATCAGCAGATATTAATCTTTTATCTTTAGATTCTGAAGTAAAGGCCAGAGAAATTCCTTGGATTTATACATTCATAGATCCTATGTATGTGGATGTTTCTGGTGGAGCAGCCGCTTCATTTGTCAGAAATAAAAAATATGAATTAACGCTTCCAGCTTCTTTAAGAAAGATGATTAATAATCCTAAAACGGAAAGCGCGAAAGAAATAGTTAGTAATTTACCTCAAGCCATTATTCAAGCAGCTAAAGCTAAACAAAAATATCCTTTAGATCCAGAAACTACTTTGGTATATCATTACAAAAAAGATGATTGGCAGAGCTGGGCTTATCCTATGA